TGTGTTATTGCTTCTGGTTTACCAGATGATTCAATGATGGCTGCACAAAAATCTAACATGTACTTTGGTACTGGATTATTATCTGACCACAATGAAGTTAAATTGATTGACATGGGAGATTTAGATGGCTCTCAAAATGTTAGATTGGTTATGCGATTTACAGCTGGTGTACAAATTGGTATCACTTCAGATGTAGTTATTTACGCCTAAGATTGATTAATAACAAGGGGGCTGTAATGCCCTCTTAACTTAAATTTAAAATTATGGCATGCGATTTAACACAAGGACGTAAAGTCCCATGTAAAGATGTAGTTGGAGGGTTAGTTCGTGCTTGGTTTGTAGATTTTGGAGATTTAGGAACAGTAACTGAATCTGCTGACCAAATTACAGACATGACAGGAACATTTACAGCGTTTCAATACGACTTACATGGTACTAACTCATTTGAGCAAACAATAACAAGCTCAAGAGAAAATGGAACAACATTTTTTGAACAAAGTATTAGCTTACAATTTCCTAAATTATCTAAAGAAGATAATGCAGAATTAAAACTTATGGCTTATGGTAGACCTCATATCTGTCTTGAAGATAGAAATGGAAACTTCATGCAATTTGGATTAGTTCATGGTTGTGAAGTATCAGGAGGTACAATAGCAAGTGGAGCAGCATTTGGTGATTTAAGTGGTTATACACTTACATTTACTGCACAAGAAGCAAAACCTGCTAACTTCATACAGAGTGCAACTTCTGCTGACCCTTATGCTGGTATGAGTTCTGCAACTGTAACTGTAACAGTAGGAACAAATAGCTAAAAAAAGACACTAATTCAATAGTGTGATTCATAATATATAGTTGATTGTGGAGGGTGAGTTTAATAGCTCACCTTCTTTTTTTAAAAAATTATGCAGATACTAACTAAAACAGGCACAAGAAACATTAACTTTATACCAAGACAAACTATTAGTGGTTCAAAAGTGTATAGTTTAGTAATTAAAAGTGAAGCAAAAAACAAAGTTATATTGACTGATAGCACAGCAACATTTACAGAATTGGACTATTATTATCAATACAGCACTACACAAGCATTAGTAGAAAATAATTATTATACAATTACTATTACTAACACTACTGATGGAATTGTTATATTTAAAGATAAAATGTACTGCACAGACCAAACACTTAGTGATTATGAAATATCTAATGGTGTTTATATAGAACAGAGTACAGGAAACAATGAATTTGTTTATTATGGATAATTTACACTTAATACAATTAAATCAATATGAAAGGCCAACTATTACAGAAGAGCGTAATAGGAATTGGGTAGGCATAGGTGAGAACAATGATTACTACCAAACTCTTATAGATGCTTACATGGATAGCACAACTAACAATGCTGTAATAAATGGTGTTGTTAATTTAATTTATGGTAAAGGCATAGATGCTACTGATTCAAATGAAAAGCCAGAGCAGTATGCACAGATGAAAGAAATATTGAATCCTCATTGCTTAAGAAAGGTTTGTAATGATTTAAAGTTATTAGGTGAAGCATCTTTACAAATATCATACAAAGGCAATAAGATAGGCAAGATTAGTCATTTTCCAAGAGAGACATTAAGAGCAGAAAAGATGAATGAGCAGGGAGATGTAAAGAATTATTATTATGCACCAGATTGGACTAAAGTTACAAGAAACACTAAACTAACTAAATTCCCTGTTTTTGGTAGTGGTGCAAAGAATGAAATATATATTATAAAAAGATTTGTAACAGGGTTCTACTATTATTCACCAGCAGATTATCAAATAAGCTATGCTTGTCTTGAGAAGGAGATTGCAGATTTCTTAATAAATGATGCACAAAACTCTTTTAGTGGCACTAAAGTAATTAATTTTAACGGAGGTATTCCAGACAGGTCTAAGCAACTTGAGATAAAAGAGCAAATCATGGGCAAGCTCACAGGAAGCTATGGAGAGAAAGTTATTGTAGCATTTAACAACAATGCAGAACAAAAAACTACTATTGATGATATTCCTTTAGCAGATGCTCCTGCACATTATCAGTACTTATCTGAAGAATGTCAAAGAAAGATTATGGTAACACATAGAGTAAGTTCACCATTGCTCATTGGCTTGAGAGATAGCAACAATGGCTTAGGCAATAATGCAGATGAAATAAAAAATGCATCACTATTATTTGATAATGTAGTTATAAAACCTTATCAAGAGTTAATTATAGATTGCTTGGATGAAATCTTTGCAGTAAACAATATAGCATTAAACTTATATTTTAAAACACTTCAACCACTTGAGTTTACAGAGATTGATAAAACTTTACAAGATGCAGAAGCAATAGAAGAAGAAACTGGTATTAAGCAAGATGAGGAGCAAGCAGAGTTAGAGTTAATGGCTAACAATACAATTTATATACTGAAAGCCTTTTCTAGTTCATTTGCAGA